TATAATTACAATAATTCTGTTGTTTTTACTCTTGTCTTACACAAATCCATTTCCAGTCTGGATCTGTAATAATTCATATTCTGGAATGACAGCGCTGCCTTATTTTTCCCTTTTTCAGGGAGTTAAAAATAAGGACTAAATTAGTGCAACCCCTTGTATTTACTGGAGTTTTCTAACTTGTCCTTATTATAACTCGACCATGAGGAGTGATTGTTCCTTTTCCAAATCGCAAGGATTCTGCATAAATCCTATCATGCTTCGAGATAGCCCACCTGAAATGATTCTCCCAATGTAATGCAACTTCGACACTTTGGTTCTTATCAAACCAAATGAAACCTTGTACCTTTAACTTCTTATCTAAAGAAGTGATGACAGTAGGCTTTATCTTTTCCTTTGCAGGAATGCGAGAAATCGCTCGTTTGAAACACGTCTCTACGTCATCTGACATGGGAACATATCGTACACCGGCTTCGGTTTTCGTTGTATCTTCTATGTATATAGTAGACTTCCCGTCAATCATGTTACGCACAAGCTGTTTATTTACTCGGATAGTATGATTTTTGAAGTCGATATCGGATACAGTCAATCCACAGAATTCAGATATTCTCAGACCTGTATTAAACAGGATAAACATTCCGTCAAAGTAGATACGGAAATGCTTATCGTACCGTACAAAGTCTAAGAACTGCTTCATTTCCTCTTTCGTGATTGCTTCTCTACTCTTACTTCCACCGTATCTTTTCTTGAGCATCTCGAAACTAAAAGGATTCTGCCTGACATATCCGTTTTTCTTCGCCATGGTAAAAGCAGGTCTGAGGATACCTCTTAGAGTACATAATGTACTGTAGTTCTTACCGTATTTCTCATGCAGCTCATCGTACCAAAGTACAGCCATATCCTCGGTTACATCCTTTATTCTCTTCTTTCCGAAGTCATTGGTACGCATAAAATTGAGCTGTGTAGTATACCCATTTCGGGTAGTCTGTTTCACATCTCTCCAACGTGTCTCGATATACCTTTCCATGAGTGCTAATACAGTCATGTTCCCACCTGAACTGTCAATCTCTTCAACCAAATCCTTTTGTATCAAAGCTTTCTTTTCTCGTAATGATTCTCCCCGTTTCTGATTTTTCCCCAACGGGACTTTATCATTATGAGTTAATGTCCAAGAATATACAGTCTGTCATTTGTCGTTAACATCTTTGTAACGATATTTGTAACGACCTGTTTTCTCGTCCCAGTATTCTCCTGTCTGTAATTTTCTTCCTTTTCCATCTAATCTTTGTTCTGCCATTATGTGAATCTCCTTTTCGATTTATTTGAATAGTAATTCCCAAGTCTTTTCACAAATGACATACATCACATGTAAATCATATCATCACATAACACAACGTGTCAACATCGTACAACACACTACAACATAATACTGAATGCAAATATTCCTTACGGAATCGGGAGTTTATCTACCTCAAAGGTCAAATATATCACGAATTTACAAGTAAAGGAGAATGAATCATGAAAGATATTAAGCTCGAACAATCTTTAACAATCCAAAGTGCGTTTACGACAATGGAACCTACCCCATCCAACATTATGGTGACGCATGAAACTGTACGTGACACACTTTTAAAACAGATTTATCCAGTTCTGGTTCCTACGTGCCGCACTCGTGACGATGTCGTCTCAATGAGAATCGACGGAATGGAAGGTGTACGAGTTGTGTTCCTTATCGTGGAACTCAAACAGTTACTTTCCAAAACGACGCAACTAAAATATCGCATCACACCGCAGGATATAGCAAATGCAGTCAATCGTAACCAATACAAATATACATTTGCTACCATGTCTGAAACATTAAATCTTCCGGCATTCCCTGACGAAATGCCTATGTATATCCTGACGAATCACGACATGAATTATGGAGCAGGATTGATTATGAATAATTCTGTACTCAGGCACATCTTAGATAAGATGAATGAAGACATTTATATTCTCCCATCATCTGTCCATGAACTTATCGTATTGCCTGCAAGTTTCGTGGATGATGTGAAGTACATGACAGATATGGTTCATTCCATCAATCTATCCTGTGTAGACCCAAAAGACCGTCTGTCGAATGATGTTTACAAGGTTGACTACACGACAATGAAAATTAGAACGATTCCGTACCGTCCATAGAAAGGAGAATCATCATGAATAAATATATGGAACATCTATCGGAACTTCTTTCCGAAGGTTTGGAAAAATATTCATGCAGCGAGCAGTATAAAAACCTGCTCTCTGTAATGAGTAAATTTCATTCATATAGTGCAAATAACTGTCTTCTGATTGCCTTGCAGTGTCCAGAAGCAAGCTATATTGCCGGATACAACAAATGGAGAAGCGATTTTCACAGACAGGTCAAAAAGGGAGCAAAGGCAATACAAATCAAAGCTCCTATGACCTACAAGGACAAAGAAACGGATGAAGAGAGACTCGGATTTAAAGCAACATATGTATTTAATGTTGACGACACGTATCAGATTCCGAGTAAGCCTGTGGTTCCTCTAGGAATTGATGAGCTGCAAGGGACTGTCAAAGATTTTAAAGAACTGATTTCTTGTCTCACTTCTTCAAGTCCTGTGCCTGTGGAATTTAAGAATTTCAAGAAATCTGCTTACGGATACTACAGTAAATCCGAAGGAAAGATTGTCGTTAAGGATAATCTCTCAGAACTACAAACAACAAAAACTTTGATTCACGAGCTGGCTCACTCTCTTTTACACTCTGACGATGATAAGAAAACGCGAGAAGTAAAGGAGCTGGAAGCAGAATCCGTGGCATTTGTCGTCTGTAAATATCTAAGTCTTGATACAGATGACTACTCATTTCCGTACATTCTGAGCTGGTCAGGTGATGAGTTCAAAGAAATTCTGAAAGAATCTTTGGCAGAGATACAGAAAACCGCTGACAAAATCATTCAAGATTATGTTACATATAATAAGAAGAAATAAAAAAAGTGGGTAGCCTTAATTGGCTACCCTTAACTTTTTTGAATGAGCTTCTTCTTATTATGGTGTATGTTCATTACAACAACTGATTGACTCTATTTTGAATCTTATTAGCTGTAGCAGTTCCATACATCTGTACAAGTTTATTATGTCTAGCTTGTCCGTTACCGAAATCTCCACGAATCACTCGACGAGCTACAGCATCAATATCTACATAAGAACCTCCACAGAGCTGATTTACTGCATTTTGGACTGCGTTATAGTCATATCCAGCATTTTGAAGACGTTTCTTTCTATCCTCACCATTGCCCCATTTACCCTGTAAAACTTCTTTTGATACCTGCTCGATAGTTTTAGTAGGTTTATGAGAATTGCCGCTTAAAATGGCATTTACACGTTCCTGCACAGCATCCGGATTATATCCAGCATTGATAAGAGCTTGTCGTCTTGCATCTCCGTTACCGTATTTTCCTGCAATCACATCCCTTGCCACACTGTCAATATCCTGTGTTGGCTTTTGTGGTTGTACAGGTTTATTAGAAGAGCTGTTAGCGTATTTCGGACAAGCATATCCACGAATATTTCCGTGACCAATTGTGAGTTTCCGTCTTGCAACCGCTTCTCCTTTATTCCCCTCAATGACAATCATATATGTATCGTATACTTCTTCTACATAACCGATGTGGTCTGCGTATCCGTCGTTTGGTTGCGTTCCATCGTCCCAGTTATACAAGATAATCCATCCGACTTGAGGTCTTACTGTTCCATCCTCCTGCCAAATTCCTTTAGCTTTAAAGATTTCAATATGCTTCTCACATCCGCATTCTGTTCCGATAAGGTCTCTTGCTCCTGCCTTGATTGCTGCTGCACTGACACAAGTATCACACCATTCATCAGTGTATTTCACCTTGTAGCCACGAGCAAGAGGTGGATTGCTATTATACAAATCAATGATAATCCTGTGTTTTCCATTTGCTTCACTGTATCCTAACCAGCTACGCATTACATTTAAAACATCCTGTGCTGTTACACCCATAGTCGTTTCCTCCTTTTGTGTATCGTTAAATTTCCAGTTCGTGTCTACTTTTCCGTTGATTCCATCGACTTGTCCTTCTGACGTGTACTGTTGATACAGACAATCAATATCAGGAGTTCCCGCGTAGTCAGCAAGCCAGATGTCGTAATTCTTGATGAAATCCATTCCGTATCGGTTTTTCGCATAGTCTAAATTTGTGTAGATACCGACTCTATAACCAGCTTTCGCAATGGTATTACAGAATGATACTGTGATTTCTCTAATGTCTTGATTACTCAATGTAATTCCGTGTTGTCGTTTTGCGTGTGTGATTGTGTCATACTCCAAATCACACCAGATGATACATTCACGATTTGTAATCTGTGCGTTTTTAACATTCTTGAGACAAGACTCTGCATTCAAACGACCAATCTCTGCATTGCTCGGAACTCTGTCGTTCGGAAGATAGATGAAATGGTAGACACCGTCGATTCTGATTCCCCACGTCCTACATCCAAACACATAATCCATAAACTTCTTATCCATCGTCTGACGATATCCTTCACGAAGAATAACGAATTTTACATCACTCATCTTCACTTTCTTAAAGTCGATATTCCCTTGCCAGTACGAAATATCAATTCCTTTTTCTTTAGACATATATGTAAACCTCCTTACGAGAATAAATAAAAATAGTGCCGGACAGGTTGTGACGAAAAATATACACGTCAACATTTAACCCTGACCAGCACTAGATTTTCTAAATTGTCTGATAATTTGTAAATTGCATCGCTTTTAAACCCTTACACCAACAGTGTTTAAACGTGACGGGGAATCGGGTAAAATCACTCAGGAAACTCTTTATATATATAATATATACGTCTATATATACGCGTATATATTGATTTATAATTATGTTACTTATTTATTTATATATAATAACCCGTCTAACCTGTCTAAGAGGGTAATATCCGCATGGGTACTGGAAAAACGGAAGACGGATAGTCAGACGGGTTACAAAAACAACCCGTTCAAACCAATTCTGTAAGCGGGGAATCCCTGATGTACACTAGGAAAACTCACTCCGTAACAACCCGTCCGAATAGTATCTATTCGTTTTTATCTGTAATATTTTTTCTGTATCTCATCGTAGATACTCCTAAGAGTGTACCAAGGAACGTCGCAAATGCTGTGATTGTTCCGACAATGGCTGTAACCATTGACTCGTCACAAATGTTCCAGAGTGGCAGAACTACACTCACAAGAGTTGCCAATGCTGGCAGTGCAATCATTGCTACCCATTTCAATACATCGTAAATTTTGTTATCTAACATAGTTTGTATCCTCCTTCTACTGTTCTTGAAGATGCTTCACATCTTCTTCGAGCTTAAAAACTCTCTCTACTACTTTGTTATGTTTCTCTACCTGCTGTGTAAGTTGCTTGATTCTCTCATCCTGCACCGCATTATGAGACTTCAAATCATGCTGGATTTTCACATTTCCAGCATACACGGTTAAGATTGTACTGATAATCGTGAAGATTCCAGTACAAATACAGACTGCGATTGCTTCCGACATTTGTATCACCCCCTTAATTTGTCTGCACGTTATATCTGTCTACGAGTTCTTTAACTTCTGGATTCTTGAGAATCTTCTGTGTTTGTCCATGGTTGAGATTGCTAAAAATCAGCTCCAATGCAGTTTTTGTTTCCATCTTGCACTTCTCAACAGCGAGCGTCAGCTCCATAATTGTTAAAACCGTTGATTTTTCCATCATCAGATTTCTACCCCCAATTCTCGTAATTTTGCTTGATAATCCTCAATCGTTGCTTCTGGTTTAGGAATTTTCTTATCAGTCTCTACATATTTTCGG